TAGTAAGAGTTGATAGTGTCGTTGATAGCCTTCTTGATAGATACTCTAGGGAAGGTAGGGGCTAGAGTTACTTGGGCATAACGTGCGTGAGGTGATGCTGTTGTTCCCTGGAAACCGCGACCAATCGGGTTTGCAGGAGCACCCATTACATTCAGGGTGTTAGTGGTCTTGTTGAAAGAATCAATCCAGATGAGTTCGTCGTCAATCTCAATCAAACCTTTAGCAAGGTTATCTGAAGAACCAACTTGGATTTCTAAACTGGTAGTTGTCAGACCAGCAGTGTTATTTACATAAGTGATGCGATCTTGACGGAGCGAATAACCTTGTAGGTTAGTTCTCACCTCGTCGATCATCTCGGACAGTGTTGGCATTGTTTCCTTCCGTATACCAGCCATCTCCCCACAGAGTTTCTAGTCTGTGGAAGTATTGTTCGTATTGCTTTGCAATAACATCTACGGAGTAGAGCGATACTGCTCTATCCCTGATTGCTTTGCGGTCTAAGTTCTTGACGTTCTGCGTTGCCAAGATAAATTCTTCTACGTTGCGGCATCTATACCCTGTCACACCTTGTACGACAGTTTCTGTAAATGCTCCCCAGTCTGTAGTAATAACTGGAGTTCCACAGGCTTGTGACTCGATGTTCACATTGCCAAATGGCTCTAGGTATAGCGTTGGCACGAATGTAGCGATTGCTCCACCCATCAACTCTGCACGCTTCTCAGGTCCTACTGGACCGATATATTCACCATAGTTTGGTATATGTTCACCAGGGCCTGCAAGGATTAGTCTTGCACCGATGGTCTTGCAGATATGTGCTGCAATATCTACACCTTTGCGAGCAATCATTCTGCCCACATACAGGTAGTAATCTCCATCGCCTTTGCCTAGCGGAAACATCTCAGGGTCTAAGTAACCTGGAATCACCGCATCAAAGAATGAACCATCTGCTGTTGCTGCATCTCTATGTTGAGCGTAGATGCTGTGCATCCAAGCGTAGGATTCAAATACTCGGTAGTTAGAAAATACTCCAGAGTATCCGACACCAAACTCTACGACCATCATTCCTGGCAGAGCCAGTGCTATCGGTTGATGTGAGCCACCACCGATAACGCATACAAAGTCTTTCTGTTCTGCACGCTTGCGTATCTCATCTGCAACTTTCTTGTTGAACTTCTGCCAGTGAGGTAACTTGTAATCAAACGGTGCTTCTACATATGGTTTCTTGCCTACGACGATACGTCGTTGCGTTTCTGTGATACAAGGGATAAGTTCATCTACATCAGCCTCATTCTCTTCACCTGCATAGAGATAGACTGTGTGGCCTAAGCCCTTCATCATATTGCAGAACCTACGTACCTTTTCAGTATACGCACACCCTGCGTAATCTTTAGTTGTCTGGGTATGTGGTAGTGATACGACGTGAAATCTCATAGAGAGATTATCACATACCGCCTAGCATTAGTATGTCTGGCAACGCCGTTGCATTGGATCCGCTAGGACCAGTTGGTCCTGTGGCTCCAGTGGGTCCAGTAAGTCCTTGTGGTCCCGTAGGTCCAGTTGCTCCAACTGGTCCAGTGGCTCCAACATCACCAGCAGGGCCAGTGGCACCAACAGGGCCAGTAGCGCCAGTAGGTCCAACATCACCTGTTACTCCTTGTGCTCCCTGAGGACCTGTTGCTCCAGTCGGTCCTGTTGCTCCCGCAGGACCCGTAGGTCCTGTAACACCGTCAATACCTTGTGGGCCTTGAGGCCCTGTAGGGCCTGTAGCGCCAGCAGGACCTGTCGCTCCTGTAACACCTGTCACTCCTTGCGGTCCAGTGGCTCCAATAGGGCCTGTAGGCCCTGTAGGACCCGTTACACCAGTATCGCCTACTGGTCCTGTCGCACCTGTGGCACCTGTTGCACCAACTGGTCCAGTCGCTCCGACTGGGCCTGTAGCACCGATAGGTCCTGTTGGACCTGTCGCTCCCTCTGGTCCCGTAGCACCTGTAGCGCCAATGGGTCCAGTTGGTCCTGTGGCACCCGTCGTCCCCGTAGGGCCTGTGGCACCAGTCGGTCCAGTACTTCCTGTAACACCTGTTGCTCCTGTTGCACCTGTAGCGCCTGTGGCTCCAGTAGAACCTGTGGTTCCTGTAGAACCTGCAGGGCCAGTAGGTCCTGTCGGACCTGTGGGGCCTGTGGCTCCTACGCCACCTTGCGCTCCTTGATCTGCTGAAAACTCTACCGCAACTTGTGGAGTAATGGACTCAATTACGATAATGGTACTCACGTAGTCACGGCTCCTGTCACGATGAACTTACCTTCAAGTATTCTTGTTATGGTAGTTCCTGAATCTAAAACTAAATCGTAGGCATATCGACCAGCATCAATATCGCCTGTGATGGTAGATGACAGAGTTACTGTTACTCGACCATTGATTGCATCAAAGACCATACGACCATTGGCAGTAGATGCAACGACAGTTGTCGTAGATGCGCCAACGAATGGGCGTACTGTCATTGTGCCTGTGTAACCAGTCAGGTTCCAAGGAGTGGCTGTACCACTGACATTGTTCTGTACTTGGAACTGGAAAGTGAATGTGGTTGCCTGATCGCAGACCAGATTGTATTTAGCACTCAAGATGAGATTCCTCTGAGAGCCTGCGCTGCAGCCAGCCCAGAAGTAGAAGCGAGGTAATTACATACACCATTGAAATCAAGCCACTTACTTTTATCAGTAATGCCAGCAATTTGATTGAGCACCCCCACTGTATCTGTAACTGTAGTGGTCACTGTACGAGCCGTTGCCCATTGCTGGGCAGCAAGAGCCATATCAACCATATTGCCCATTGAGCGATAGGTTCCGCCATTTGCTAGGCGATTCAACTCATCATTGAGAGTTGTACCATAAACTCCGAGTGCCACTATCTACTCCTTACTTCTTCTTTTTTGCTACTGCTGCGTTATCTACCAAGTTTGGATATGGACGACCAGCAGCCTTAGCACGCTTCTTAGCGGCAGTCTTCTGCGCTGGTGTCAGTTTCTTAGATGTCTTGTTAGGATTCTTTGTATCCCAAAATGCTTTCTTCTTCACCACTTCACCTTATCTGCCCAATATGCGGCGCTCATTTTGCCTTTAGCAATGTTCTTTGCGTGACGTGCCTTGAATGATTTTTGTCTAGCAGTAGGTTGTCTATCGCCTGTTACGCCTTGTTGTCCGAATCGGATGGTCTTGACTTGACTTCCTTCTTTGGCGACAACGACGTGGCTCTTAGTTGGGTGAGAAGGCGTACGCTTGGGTTTGTTGAAGCCCGCAACGCCAGCACGTGCCAAACGCGGATCACGCTTTGTTTTTCTTTCCATACTCTCCATACTTTCCTAGCACTGCTCTTACTGTGCCGTTCTTGTTGAGTCTGACAACCATCCCGTTTCTGATAATGACAGAGTTGAACTTCTCACGTCGGCGGAATTGACCCGACGACATTACTTCTTCTTTGCCTTCTTCTTAGCCTTGGACATTCCTGCTTCAGATAGAGCAATGGCAATGGCCTGCTTCTTGGATTTGACTACTGGTCCCTTTTTGCCTGAGTGCAGGGTTCCACCCTTGAACTCACGCATTACTTTGGCGACCTTCTTAGCGCCCTTTGCTTTCTTCATTACTTGCCCTGCTTTGGCGCTGGCTTACCCATTGCCCCTGACATCAATTTGTCATAGGTCATAAATGGCTTGTCATTGGTATCACTAGGCCAAGGTAGGAAGTCTTCTTCCATCTCGTATTGCTTTGGGTCGTTTGCTGGCATTTGTTACTCCTTGTAGGTGAGTTTAGTTCCATCGAAAGCCTTACCAGCCTCGTTGGAAAGTTTTACTGCGGCATCAATATCTGGCTGCCGTGTACTGCGTGGTTCAATCCCTTGACGCACTGCGTCATAGTAGGAATTGACTTCTTTGTCCCACTTTTTTTCTTTATCTTTATCCCAGTGTTGCCGAGTAGGGAAGCACCCTGCAAAGCCGAAGTTTGCTGCTTGTAAGCAATCTGAGTAGGAATCGTGGTCTTGGGTTTTACACCCTGATCTGCAATGAGGATTTGTCATAGTTGTGTAAGGTAGGAGGAATAGCCAGCATCAATAAAGATCTGTGCTTCGGAGTCACTAATAATATATTCAGCACCACCAAGGTAGTACGAATCAGCAGCAGCCAGCGTGTCTTGACTTGGTGTCTGCTCTGTTGTCACTGTCGTTCCATTGACAATGAATGTATATCCACGTGGAATATCTGTTAGGTATGGATTAGTCGTACCTGTGATTGAGCCACCAGTAATAGGTCTAGCGGCAAGACGTGAATACGGAGTGAACTCTGTGTAGTTCGCGCCCCACGTTTCCCAACGCCAAGGTGTTGTCAATCTATAGGTCATAACTTCCTTTCCTAATTTGTTCACCACCAGGCAGGGTTTCAAGGCCCTGCCCGATAGACAACAAACTAGTTGATTGTTGTTGCAGTCTCGATGCGGTATAGAGCCGCTTCACGGAGACGGTTCCAGCCAGCAAATGTGTACCAGCCGATGGTGCGGAAACGACGGAGTGCGTCGATTTCTGGACCGATGACAACGGATGTGTCTTGAGCAAGTGCTTCTGCAAGTGCTTCACGACCAGCAACTACTGCCTTGTAAACAACGACAGAAGATGCGTTTGTTTCGGAAGGAACGCGTGGTGTCTCAACGATGTAAGCACCTTCCAACGCTCCGACTGCACCAGCGACGAACGGTGTGCGCTCGACGTACTTGGTGAGTTCCTGGAATCCACCAGTACCAGATTCAGCACGAAGATCGGCTGCCTGACGTGGGTGAACATATGCAGCATAGAGTTCGCCGATGCGAGGAACGGCCTTGTTGCTGCGGAGTTGTACAACAGCCTTACGGATAAGAGCGGTTGTCATTGTTCCAGATGCTGTTACGGATGCAGTACCAGTTGCGGTTCCGCCGTAGAGAGCATTGGAGCCACCAGTCAAGACGGACGATACAACGGTGTCGATTGAATCTGCAGCGTTGTACGCAATGATGTCAGCGAGTGCTGCATCTACGTCGTTGAAAGAAGTGAGGTTCAACTTCTTGGTGGTTGTTACGGCTGAGCCGTACTCGTTTAGAGTTACAGTAACCTGATTTGGGTTACCAAGTGCGATTGAGGAAACATCAGAAGTTTCTGTCAAAGTACCAGTCGCTGTTGCGAGATCTGAGTAGATGGAGAATACAACTGACGAACCTGGCATTGCTTGCTGTACTGGCTTGACATCAGCCAACGCACGCATCACTGGGATGGAGCGAAGCGCCATACGAACGTATTGATCATACGCTGTTTGGACGAGGTTGCTGATTGTCGAAGACGAAGTAAGCGTACCTGTAGGAATTGCCACTTATCTTGCCTTTCGGATAGGTTCGGTTAGAGTCCAGACGCTCTAATGATTTCATCCAACTCTTCACGGCTACCAGCATTCATCAACTTCTGATGAATCTGTGCTTGGAACTCAGGAGTAACTCCCTGTTCTACAGCATTAGTCATCCGTTGATATGCAGCGGCCTGCTTTGGATCTACATTAGGTGTTGCCTGGGTTTCGGTCTGCTGAACACCGAATATATCGGCGTAATCTGCAAGCCATTTAGATACAGACTCTTCAGTTGGGTCTATATCCTGTGGGATAAACGCTGCAATTTTGCTGTTTACCCCGCGACTAGCGAGGGCATCTTTGATTGCTCGTTCTCTGTTTGCTTTTGCAAGTGACTCATACTGCGCCTTTAGTTCGGCGAGTTCTTTGTCTTTTGCCTTTGTTGCTTTACGCAACTGCTTGACGAGATCTCCACCATCTGTGGTTTCAAAGTCATCGTCTTCGTAGTCGTAGTTGGACATAGGTCCTTCTCCCTTTGTTAGTTGGTTTCGTAGGCCTCATACAGATTCGGGGGCTTTCTGTATGGCTCCTACTACTGGTCTTAATCTCTCTCTAACGGGCCAGTCGTTCCGTTAGTAGGCCTAGAATTGCCCTGCTCGTTCACGGGCTAGTGCGCTCTTAGCAGCACCTGTTTGTCCACTAAATTGTGCTTGCTCCAACTCACTTAACAACTTACGTTGTCTAGTTGCTTCAGCAGCACCCTTCAAGCCGAATGCTTCTGTCTCAGCAATCGCTTGGGTATATGGACCTTGCTTGTAAATCTCAGCCAGAGTTCCTGCTCGTGGAAGTAACTGAGCAATCTTTCCGTATTGCTCTTGCGCTGCAGCCTTAGTAATACCTGCTGCTGCTAGTTCTTCTGCTCTAGTAAGACCAGTTGTCAATCCAGCCTGTAGTGCAGCGCCACCAATTTCTGCTGCTGCAATCTTGCGCTCAAGTTGTGGAAGCGCAGTTTCTGGATCTAAAGCATAAGCAAGGATTTCTCCGCTTGTAATGTTTGGATAGAACTGACGCATAGCCGTCATTACTTCTGGGTTAGCATCAAAGATACGAGCCTGAGTATTTTGGATTCTCTTCTCAAGTTCTACATTGGATACATCGGCTGCGATAAGTTTCTGGAAAGCCTTCTGGGTTCCGATATCATCGCGTTGGTAATATGTTTCTGGTAGACCATAACGACGCATTACGTCCTGATACTGGTCTTCGAGTGCTACATAACTTGCTTCGTCTAGAACACGTAGACCTTTTTTGAGACGTTCTTCATTAGCAGCAAAGCGTTGTTTATAGGTAGGAGTCTGTCTCAACTGGAACGCATACTCTGCTGGAGGAGTTCCTTCGACAAGCAATCTTTCTACATCTCCTACAAGTTTACCAATACCATAACGGTCAAACTCTTCTTTTAGAATTTGGAATGCAGAGCGACGCTGGGTCAAGTCTTTCTCTTTTGTGGCAGCAGTTTCATTGAGCATTTTCTGGTAATTAGCGAATGCTGATTGATCTGTAAACTTAGTTCCATCAGTTGCTGTATATGTAGCCGTAGGTAATGAGGAACCAGAGGAAGATGATGCTGAACTACTGGAGCCTGCACCTGAAGACCCCGATGCCTTTGCTTGTTTTGCGGCAAGCGCTTTATTGATCGCAGCACCTCCACCTGCCGCCGCTGCTGCAGCGTACTCTTCTGGAGTTAGGCTTGTGGCTGCATTCCAAGAATCTCCATAATAGCCAGAGGCATCTACGCCACCGCGATAGTCATAGTAACCACGAGCATCTAGTCCAAACTGTCTTCCATTTGAAGCAAGGACTTGCTTAGTTGATTCTGAAAGTTGATCAAATGGCACTGGTCTGAATAAAGGATCTACTTTAGCCATTGTTACCCTACCATTCCAAAGTCACGAAGAATGTTATATGCAACTGTTGATGCTTCTTGGCGAGCATTGTCAGTGTTTTGCCAACGAGGATCTTTACGAAGGTCTACTTTGAATTTATAGACAGGAACAAATCCTTTATCTGTGATAGCCTTTTGTAAAACATCTTTCAATGTAATTGAGTTTGGGTCTATCTCAAGAGTAGACGCATAGGCATTCTTGTATGGAGACAAGATAGTATCTAGGTTCATACCTTGGTCAAGCATTCTGCCGATATCTTCAGGAAGACCAATCTTGGCAGCATTACGAATGATGGAGTTGAAGGTTTCTACATCTTCACCTTTACTCATACGGGTAATCCAATTATCTAGATTGCCTGCAAAATCTTTTTCAAGGTCAAGTCCATTTGCTGCTGCAGTTTGACGTAGTACCTGTAAGCGACGACCTGACAATCCACCAAGAGTTGAACCTGGGGCATAGGTATATTCAGCATCTACAAGATTCTTGATTTGTGGAGAAGATGGTGAAAGCCCAAGTGAAATAGCCTGGTTTGTGATGCGAGTGATAGCAGCATCATCAAGGCTGAAACCTTGCTGAACAATCCAATCTGTAATTGCTTGTTTGTAGTCACCGATTCTTGCTGTGCCTAAAGCAGTGTTATAGCGAGAATCGGAATATAATTTAGGCTCAAATTCTCCAAGTGAGATTCCACCTTTATCTGTGAATACACCAACAAGTAATGGGTCATCTAGTTGAATCTGATCTGCAGATACGCGGAACGTGGTGGCAATAGCATTGATATATGGATTGTATATATCACGAAGGTTGTTGCCTTCTTTGAGAAGTTTCTGTATATAAGGATTCGTTTCCTTTGCTGCAGCAGCGTCACGAATCTCTTGATAGATAATTTCTGGACTTTTGCCTAGTCGAATATCTTCTGTCCACTTAGGTAATTTGTCTGCAAAGTCGGTTTGTAGATTAAACCCGTTCTTTTGGGCAATCATACCAAGAGCAGTTAGAGGTGCCTTTTCTGGACCAAGACCAGTACCTTGAATCTTCTTGTAAGCATCTTCATAGATGATGGTGCTTGAAGTTCCCTTAAGGAAATAATCTTCTAGTTCTTTATCTGTAAGGTCAAGGTTGTTTCTAGCAAGTTCTTTTTTTATCGGTACAAGCCACTCACGCAATGCTTCTTTATAGGCATCTGTATTCTTTAGTGAGAGAGTATATCGGTCTAATCCACTTACAGTAAGTTTATTAGATAAGAAGAACTTCTCAAGTTCTGCTTTTGCTCCAGCAAAATCTTTAGCATCGTAAAGTTTCTTTACCCTTAGCAAACCATCTTTATATTTTGATACATCAGTAAGAAGAATTGGGGAAATACCAAGGGTTGCTTCAAGAGCACTATCAGTAGCATTGACTGCAGTTCCAGTTGGACGACCATTAGGGTATTTTTCATTAAAGGCTTTTTGTGCCGCCACCATAGCAGGACCAGGCGACATATTATCAATGCGATTAAGTTCTGCGTCGTAAGCAGCCTGTTCAGGCGTAATAGTCTCAGCCACTATCTACCTCCCACAACATCCTTGGGTGCATTCTGGCGAACCCAATCCATAAATGAAATTTCTGACTGACGTTGAACATCTGTTGGTTTAGCAGCAGCAATAGCCTGGGCTGCAGCAGCCTGAGCCTTTTGTTCAGTAAATCCAACCTGTTGTTCGGTAACTTTGAATCCACCTTTAGTGTAAGTCTTTTGGGTAACTCCTTGTTGGACCATACCCTCAATAGCCTTAGTAAGATTCTTATACCAAGACTCTTTCATTTCATCTTGCGATATACCTTTATCACGTGATGATAGAGATACCTGTTCAATAATGTCAGCAATCTGTTGTGGTGTCTTTGGATAGATTTGCTTGGTTGGCAGTTTGCCTGCACCAGCAGCAGCACCAGATCCTGCTGCCGCACGTAAGAATGATTCAACAGTTACGTTCTTTGCAACCTCTTCATCTTTAATCATATTGGTAGCAAGACGACCTACCCAAGCGCCGAGACTTGTAGGGTCGCTGATAGTTCTGCCAGTTACTTGCTTGACTGCGTTTTGAACTTTTGCATAAGCAGATTTGTTATTCTTGATGAGATTTACTATGAATCCTTCTACCTCAAGAGGAAGCACTCTTTCATTGATTCCAAAGCCAAATAGAACTCCATTATCCTGACCACTATCTGGAGTGTTCCAATCAAGGGATGGTTTATTAGCGGTGCTCTGTTGTTTTACGAATGCAGCCTGGGCTTCGTTATTGAGTTTAGAATCACTCCACTTAGGGTTTGCCTTACGTAGTTCTGCCTTGATTTCTTCAAGAGTCTTCACGGCTTTATCACCTCTAAGTTATCGTTCTCTAGGTAACGGTCATATAGATCGGAGAATCCATTGGACCATAGTTTCATATTCAAGATGTAGTTATCCCATCTATCTTTTAGATCTGCGTTGGCTTGGTTATCAAGAGATGAACTTCCGCCAAGTCCTTTTCTTCTTGCAAGTTCTTGTGATAAGAACGTACGATTTGTAAGGAAGTCTGATACCGCTTCCATAGTATTGATACCAGTCTTCTTGGTATCTCCGTATGTATTCATCCACTTCTTATCAGATGCAATCTGTGTTAGAGAACGGATATATCGCTTCGTCTTATTGAAGTCCATAGTTCCGAACTGTCTTTCTGTTGCCCAGTTTGGATATGTTGCCTCTAGTTGTGCAACCTTAGACTTCCAAGTCTCTTCAAGTCCTAGTTGTTTAGCAGCAGCGGAGTTGATGCTGGATGTGTTATACCCCTTCTTTCTCCACTGGGCTAGGACAGCATCGCGTTCTTGTGCAAGTTTTGTATACTGCGCCCAACCTAAACTTATCTCACGATCAACAAGAATCTGTTCGATATCTCGTTGTTCGGTGTACTTATATGTACCACCTGGACGAACTTCTCTGTTACGGAAGTAATTGGCTGCAGCGTCAGAGTAACGATCTCCAGTTACACCATAGTTAGCAAGGAATCCAATAAGACCTGGAGTTTCATTCTTATCCATCTTACCAAGAAGATAGTTGAACTCTTTCTGGTTCTTTACTGCTCCACCTGTTGCAGCGACACCAGTCTTGTTGATACTTGTAGGAGCAGTAAGGATATAACCAATATCTCCATACTTGCCAAGGATGTAATCGTCTACCTTTGTAGGACCTACCTTTGGATCAGCGATAGCGCTACGGTAGTCATCCATAATAAACTGCCATTCTGGACGGAATGTAAATGTGAATGGCAAGCCAAGGTTTACTCTGATGCGGATGTTGTATAGTTGATCAGCCAATCGTTGAGCGTCTGCAAATGTAGGTTGCTTACCAACACGACCATTCATTTCCCATTCATATTGCTGGGTCTTCATAGCCGATGCTACTGCTCGTGCATATCCTTCATCGCTAAGACCAGCCTGCATTGCTTCAAACTTACGGGCTGCTGCTGGAAGAATAAGATCCCAAGGATTTGCTGCTGCTCTACCAAACGGTAATAGTGAACCGAATACGGTATCTGCAGCCTCTTTCCCTAGGTTATTTGTTAGCCAAGTACGTGCATCTTCCACAACCTCTGGTCGCTTATTAGCGAACATTGAGACTGGAAGTGTTACTGGGATACCGAATGCTGGAGCAAGTGGGTTCTCACCTTGTAAGAAAATGTTGAGGCTGTTCTTTGGAATAGATACTTGGTATCCCTTTGGAATACCGAACTTACCCTGCAATCCTTCTGGGATTGTAAAGAGCATAAACTGCGGTGTAGATGGTGGCGCTCCTGGTGGAACTTCCTTACCCTCTTGATCCACTACAGTTGCTACACGGTTTGGTGCATTCCAAATCATAGATGCACGGATTGCTAGTGATGGATCCTTAGCAATCAAACTTCCATAGACCTTGATAGCGTTATATTGTGCGTTGAAGAACGGCACCAAGAAACGCAGAGCGCTTGACAAACCACTGTTATTAGTTACGCGATAAAGCGTTTCATTTGTGGTCTTGAGAGCCTGAGAATGTGCGCTTCGCTGCATCTGAATGATGAGGTCTGGGTCCTGAAGATCCTTACCAGCACCTTCTGCTAGGTTGATTTCCTTTTGCAGTTGACGCTTGTAGAGTTTCTCATAGAAAGGCCAGGATACAAGATTGTTTTCTGGGGTAGTTCCAATGACTTCAAACAACTTAGATATAGTTGTATTGATAGTTCTTCTGATAGCACCAGAGTTGTATCCAAATACACTTTCCATAACCTCACGTCCAGGGACGTTGGCAAGGTTTGGTTGATTACGCATTAGAGCATCGAACTGCTGTGGAGTCATTTCCTCACGAGCAATAAGAGATCTAATCTGCTGATCTGGGAACAACTTGTATACACGTGAACGTGCTACTTGAATATGGTTCCTGATTTCTGATGGGGTTATATCAGCATCAATCTCGCGTAGATAGAACTTTCCATTGCTACTACGTAGCCATTGCGATATCTGATCATCCGATTCGCCCTTAAGTAGGCGCATAGCCAACTGGTCTTTGCGGAATCGATTGTTAGCAAAGTTAGCAAGTTCAGTAAAATACTGTGGGTCTGTTGGTGCAACAACCTTGTTGTATTCTGTTCCTAGTCTTTGGAATGGCTTTCCGTAACTAGCACCTTTGGCAGCATCATAAGCAAGATACGTTTGACCCTCTGTGAGCCAGTTAAGAGTACGGTCAGAGGCTGCATCTTGGCGAACCAACATACCTGCTGGGCCAGCAAAGGCTCCATCTGCCACAACAGTTTTACCATTAGGGCTTACATATTTGTCACGGCCTTCACCGCTACGAATAATCTTTAGTTCTGAACGGATTGCTGCCAGACGTTGAGACTCAAGAATCTTGTCATTGATTTCATTCTCTGCTTTTTCAATCTGTTCAGTATATGTACGCACTCTACGCATCTGATCTTCGCCGATGATATCTGCGATATCTTCATAGTTGCGACCGCGAGATATTTCGTAGGATGTAATGATGCGGATATCTAATTGAGCACCAGGTTCTTTGGCTCGTAGATTTACTTTCTTGCCAGCCTGCACTTCCATTTCCAGCATAGATGCTGGGATACCTTTGCGTGGTTCCATAACTGGATACGCACCTTTAGGAATGCGACCCTTAGTTCCAGGGATTTTGTAGAAAACTTTACCACTGAGATAGTCTGCATAGACCATTGTGGTTCCTTCAGGAAGATTAGGTACAACTTCCTGGCGAACATATTTACCGAAGGCTTCTTCACGTAGTCTCTGGTACTTGGCCTTCTCTTGACCAAACAAAAGACCGCCTTGAGCATCTTTTTTCTTAGTCAATTCAAAGTAAGAGTCGCGCTTCGAGCCAGTTAGTAGTGGCTTTGTCTTAGATGTCATAGCCAGTTCAACCATAGATGGTTCTACCATCTTGCCGAATGTACCAGCAGCACCAGCATAGTAAGCCTGTGGTGTTAGTTCATCAAGGATTTGATTACGAACATCGATGAAACCATTCTTTTGTGCAATAAGGCGACCAGTTTGCTCACGCAATTCTCCAGGATTCTTCAACTGGATAGAATCCATAATAAAGTTCTTACCGATTTGTGCTCTGGTCTTGAGGTTCTTTCCGAAGTTCTTGAAGAAATCATCGGTCTTAGCCATCTGACCAAGCACTAGCGCTGCACGAAGTTGACCATCAATGGTGTTACGTACTGGATAACCAAAGCGGGTAAGCACTGAAGCCTTGAATATAGAGTTGGCTAGGTCAGCAAAGTCTGTAATTTCCTTACCAGCAAGGCGTGTAATTGCAGCAGCCTCAAGGACTTTCTCTCCACCTATTGACCAACGGCTGTAAAGTCTCATTACTGAATCAAAATCTTTGAAGTCCATCATAGGGACAACGTTGGGCATTTCAGATTTCCAGAATGGAGATGTAATCAATTTGCCGTTATCATCCACCCAATATCCGTGATCACGCATAGAGGACATAAGCGCAGTTCTCATATTGCTGAATTGTTGGTAAATCTGTCTAGCCTGATCCAATGGGATGTCATAGCGAAGTGCGCTGATTTCAGCAATCTGCTCTTCGATATTCTTGACAGCCTGCATACGCTCATTAGCATTGCGAGCGTTGAGATAACTACGAGCCAATTCATTCTTTACGCCAGCATATTCAATGCCGCGTAGTTCTTTGACTGAATTGAGTGCATACTTGATTTCATTGAATGAATCAGATGCTAAACCACCGTCTACTCTTACAGTACCGCGTGGAAGTTTGTTGAAGAATGGGGCTACAATATTGACAACTGGGCGAGTGTATGGGTTCTTTTGATATTGCTCAGTGTAGAAAGTAAGGTTGTGACGTGCTTCGCTTGCCTTAGCACGAGTCTTTTCAATGGCAACGCCAAGGTTTTTATCAAAAAGTGTGACATCTGCAGCCGATGTATATTCATTGATAACACGGTAGTTACCGATGTTCTCAGATAAAGCCTTATCTAGGGCTGCATCACGGACACGAAGATCTTCCAGAACCTTAGTTAGTCTGTTGTATTCTTCGATTGTTGGCAAATGCTGTTCTGGTTTTGTAGCCGAACCCCAAGGAATGTCATTCATTCTTTTCTGGATAGGGTCTAAAATATCTTTTGCGTTGATAATCTCATCAGCAACAGATGCCTTTGTGCGCTCAAGTTTCTTGAGGGAGGCCATATCTCCCGCTGCTGCAGAAAGAAAGTCTGCTACCTCATCAAATGTCTTGAGTTCTCCAGTGACATCTGCAACAAGATTGCGTGCAGTAGTCCTTCTGACAAAGACATCATCAAAGTTTTTTACTGCATCACCTTCAGTTAGGCGTTGTGCGATGACACCCATTGGTGTTTCACGACCAATCTTGCCACCTGATTTGAGCCACGCACCGTGTGCATCTAGTTCAGAACGTAGGCGAGCAATGTCATCTACGGTTCTAATAGGCTGATCAAGGCCAAGGGTTCTTACTACACCCAATCCCTTACCAGTAAGTACTAGCGGATCTGCGTACCACGAGAGTAATCCGTCTACTCCACCAGTAAAAAACTTACCAAAGATTTCATCTTGGAAAGCCTGCTTACGCTGGTCTGGATCTGCGATGTTGAAGTTTGGATCTAAGAACGTGGGAAGCGGAACGCCTTGTTCTTCTAGTAGCGGAGTTACTCCAACTCTTTCTCCAACAGCACCAACATATCCACCAAACGCCTGCCCTGGAGATACATCCTTTGCAAGTTTCCAGTTCTTGATGAAGTTATATCCTTCACCTGAAATGTTATCTGCCTCTGCAAGAAGTGCTGTAGATATAGGCCGTGTTACTATTGGCTTTACCGTTGTGTAAAGTTTATCTATTTCATCTGCAGCAAGATTGAACACAACATCTGCACGAACAATCTCTGCTGGCTTTGCCAAAGTATTGATATATCTTTTACCAAACTCTTGCGTTACTTTATCCGCTAAAGCCTTTTCGCCAGCAGCAAAATCTGGTGCTACCTTTGGTGCCATAGGTGCAACACGTGCTTGTGTCATTCCACCAGCAAGTCCGATGGCAGCCTTTACTGGTGCGCCGACGGCTGTACCAATGGCTTTGCCAACTTCTTTTTTGATGGTGTCCCAGTAATTAGGCACTTGGCACCTCTTGTGTTAGAAAACTAATGAACTGGTCACGATCTGCTTCGGACTCCCAAGGAATTTTGGCAAGCGAAATAATGATCGCTGGCTGGTCATAACCAAGAGCATCTACAAATGCGGTAACGTCCTTGACGAATTGATTCATTAGGCAGGGAATATGTTCGCTTGTATACTACGGACGAAGATACGGAATGATTCTGGAGTATCTGGGGCAGCAGCCATAGCGTCCATAGCAGGTAGATACTTTGCTAAAACTTCATTATCAGATTCTTTGATTTGATTCATACCAAGAGCACTTGACCCGACATCAGGACCACGATCTGTTCCTGCCATAATGTCTTGCTCTGGGTATGCACTCTGATCAAACAAGCCAGCGTTACGTTCTACATTGCGACGAAATGTTGATGGTGCTTCACCTTTGAAATCTGCAGATTTTGCTAAAGGTGCTCCGCCTTTGATGGCAGCATTTTCTGTTCCTGCTCCATAGGAGTCTGACTGGAATCTTAAGTTGTCTGTACGTGTAGAGTATGGACCAGGACCTGCGGCTCCAGCCAAGGGATTCATTGGTTGTTTAGCCATTGTTGTCCTCCATCTTCTCTAAATCTGATGTGAATTGTTCCCACACTCTGGAAACTTTTGTTTTTCTATTTGCGTTATACACTGCTAAATCTAATAATTCTGAAGTGAGCATCTCTATGGCTCTAACTATGTTTACTGCGAATCCTGATATAACTACTAAGAAATCTGCGAAAGTGACAGAACGTGGTACATAATCTTTATCTTCGTCCACGCTCTGTCCTTTCACATAACACTAAGCCTTCTTGCCTTTGCGAGCCTTAGCAGCATAGCCAAACTTGACCATCCCGCCTTTTGGCATCGGAGCCTTCTTTGAGCCTTCTGTTGGCTTCTGTACTGAAGCCTTTGCACGACCACCTTTTTTCATATCACACCTCCCTTACCCTGCAATAGATGCGAGTAATGACGCTATATCTGGACGAGAGCCAGCAGCAGGGGCCGCACCCATTTGTTCTGGAGTTGGCTGCGAGGCAGGAACGGGGGCCATACCTGCTGCTGGAACTTCTGCGCCCATCGGCACTTCTGGTTGTGGTTCAGGGGCTGGGAATACTTCCTGAACAATCGTCTCTAGTTGCTTACCTTTTTGACGACCTTTGATTACTTCGGCGATTCGGGAAACGATTTGAGAAGGATCTTGACCTTGTGCTGCAATCGCTGGAATAGCCTGGGCGTACTGAGCAACAGCAACACGCAAAGAATCGCGCATCTCTTCAATATCCACACGCTGTTCTTCTTGAGTGACATTCAACTCCATTGGGATTTCACGACGTACATAGTCGCGGCTTACAAGTTTATCGCTACGCATCTGTAGCAAAGCAATGATGGCGTTGTTGGGATTCATACCAGACATAATGCCGTAACGAACATCTACGCCGTATTCACCAGCAATCTGCTTGCTTGGTACATACTTCATATTGAATGGTGTACCGTCATCTACGCCTTTGATTTCCTTGGTCATATTGCCAAAGATTTTCTCATCTACCTCAAAGCAGAGAGAAACAAGTTCAGTAAATAGACGTGCAAACTGTGCTTGTGCTGCACGTACCTGAGTATCAAACCCTGCTTGGAGCGCTTGAACTCCACGACCTGTGATGATAGAAGCATCGACGTTACCGCTGCGTACTTCTGGATAACGAGCACCGAGACGAAGTTCACGCTCTAGCACGCCAGATTCAGTAAAGACTCCAGGTGGTAGTTCTAGCGGTACGCGACGGATTGCTTGTGGATTAGCAGAGCGCATAATCGCATCAGGACCGAGAGCAAGTTCTTGTACATCTTGCGGAATAGCAATCGGTGCTTGGATAGATTTTTCTGCTGCTTGAATTTGCAATACTGCAAAGCGAGCGCGAGCAAGTTGTACAGCCAAGATGTCATCAAACTGACCGCGTGCTTCACCGTCCAATGATGAGCGTACAGCAACACGTGCCATACATTTGCCAACAGCATTAGGCAAGTTAGAAAGAATAAGGTTATTGCGGTCTGGTACGTAGATAAGATCTTGGTCTTTATCGTGGTAGCGAACCATAGTGATATATGGCGAGCCTGATGCGTATTGATTCTTTGCAACAATCTGGTTGTAGAACTCTGGGTATTGCATTGCCAAAGATTCAGCATCGGTATTGACTACCTGAGTGATAGAGATACAACGACCGAAGCGGTCAAGTTCAGGATAGACACCGAATGGATTGAGCAAGCGGATACGTGGATTGTTTGTCTCGTAATCCATCTCTACGATTGCTGGAAGCATACCGTAGGTGTTGAACCAGTCAGCGCCTGTATACATCTGAATCTGTAGTTCAGACATTGAAACATAATAGTTGGCGATACGAGTTCTAGTATCTGCGCTCTTGCGTGCTGAGTCTGAAACCATATTGGTAGCAGCACAGTTGAACGATGGCAGTGGTGCCATCACTTCTGCTAGATCGCGTGCGGCTACATCGACGAAGTTAGCAACCAAAGGCTTTGGGTACTCTTCAGAGAACATCGCAGGATAAACCTTGCTGATGTCTCCTTGACGTACCGATAGCACATCACGCATACGCTGGTCACGTGCTGCGTACTTAGACTGCAGCCGCGCTACCTTAGCGATGACCTCTTTGGTTGTAAGCACGTGGTTCTCCTTAGATAAACTGTCGTTCTTGCTCAGCAAGGAGTTCATCTATGTTGATAACTACTCTCTTGCTTTTTTCATAACGTGATAAAAATGGATTTTTCAAATGATGTGTTGCGTGGATACCCTGATTGAGCATCTCCCTTGCTCTAATCTCACAGAACCACAAAGCCATCACCATATCGGTCTTACCTTTAGTGGTAGGTGACCAGGTAATAAGTTGCTCGATAAATGATTTGATATTCTCAGTTTGATCATTCGGTAGGTGAATGAGATTATCTCGGTGATGCTTTCCATCTTGCTGCTTTGTGCCAAACAATGTAGACATAGAAGCAACACCGAATCCTGAATCCCATTTGTTATTACCTGTATGGTGTTCTCGCAGTAGCGTTCCCTTAGAAGCCAGGAACTGGCGAATGCCTTCATCTTGGGTGAGGAAGGATTGGAATGCGTTGCGTTCTACAATCCACTCAGAAGGGGTATAGACATTTGTCCAGTCAGTAATCAACTGACGAATTTGTGCTGGAGTAGGTCTGGTAATCTTTATCGCGTCAACAACATAACGCTTATGGGTAATACGATCAATAGCATAGCAAACAGCGGCAGTGTCGCCAACCATTGCAGGGTCCAGACCACATATAAAACTAAAGCCGCTAAGATCACGAGGATGACCTGGATGCCCAGGGACAAGACGACCAGACTTACGCATACCATCAATAGAACCTTTGACGCAGACAGGATCGAAGATGGCATCGTCTGAGATATCTTGTTGCTGGTAGATGAGCGCCCAGGTACTGGCATCCATTGCTTGTCGTTCTGCATATAGATGTTTTCCATTCCAACGGGGGTATAGACCCTCTTCGTTTTTCTGGTCTTCTGTTTGTCCATCAAAGGGTTGATCTGAGTAAGGCCATAGAGTGACCCACTTGTTGGCATCTTCGTGGGTTTCCAATAGGGCTGGCATAGCCAGATAAGTCCAAGGGACTAACCCACCTGGATAGCGGTCTGGGTTACGTAATTCTTTATAGAGGTCTACGGCTGCAACTCTGGTACCTACCACAATCAATTTACCTGTGGGGTTCAAACGAGAGCGCACATCTTGGGTAAGCCACTTGATTTGCTTTTCAAAGTCATTTGCATTGGATAACGTCACCGCGTCATCTATGATGATCATATCGGCACGCTTACCGTAAATCTGACCGCCAATACCTACGGCTTCTAGGTTCGGATCCTTCTCTGAAGATTCCCTGAGTTCATCACCAAAGGTGACGCGGGTAGCCTGCCAGGAAGCGGTCTTAGTATTGAACCCAACCCCAGCGGCATATGCCTGCTGTAGTTCTTCGTACATTGGGTGCGTCAGTCGCTGCTTGATAGCATAAAGGAAGTCAGCCGCTAAACGCTGGGTTTGGGAAACTATGAGAACTCTAAAGTTCGGATTATTGACAATCTTGTAGGTTACATAATCCACCGTCACGGTAATAGATTTTGCGTGGTTTGGTGGGATGTTCAAAAGGATACGGTTATCTGCCAGACCCTTTTCATACTTCATAGAGGGATGGAGCCAGGATGGTTCACGGCCTTCTATGACATCTATTAAATTCTTTTGATGAGGGAAAGTCTCTTGCTTGAGATACTTCTTACGCCAGGTAACAAAATCTAAATCCTTAGCAGTCTCTTCTGCAAAGTTCTTTTCTAGGCTACCAAGTCTTGTTCTATCAGCCAACTGCTTGAAGACAGCATCAGATCTACGATAGTACTCATAGGTCTTGATTGACTTGCCAGCCACCTTGCAGGACTGCTCAACGGTCATACCGTCGGCTATACACTGGAGGATAACCTTCTTGGCTCGTTCAGCCTCTTTTACTTGATTGGGATTGTGGACCATAATTCTTTCTATTGTGGAATAGATACAACTATCCCCACTAAAAGCGGAGCCGCGCTCCGCACCTTGATGGTGCTTGAGCGCCCGAGCAAGCCACAGCGCAGCGAGGGGTACGATGGTACCCCTTTCAAGGGGCGCGTAGCGCCAGCGCAGCGCCCTTGTCGGTCGCAAATGCTAGGGCTGTTCCGCATTTGCTCCCTCTACTATATATAAGGCAGAAAAAATAGGTCATTTCTCTATTATGTGACGAACGTCACCTTATTCACGGCATCTTTATACACAAATCGGACAAAGATCTCACTTTAGCAGAGATATTTGTAGTGGGTATATGTATATCGGGCGGTCAAATTTTATCACTACGGGGTCACCTTTGCTGACTGTTGGCTTCTTTTTTGGCAGGCAGGCAGACCAAGCAGGGCAGAAAGGAGAGAGAACAGGGCAGACAGAGAGAGATGTTCCACCTTCGGCAGGGCTTCCCCCTTATCGCTTGCCTACTTTCTAATATCCTGCCGTGAGCCGTTTCTAATAAACTCAGACAATTCTCAACCCTCAACCTATTGTTTAGATCCGAACAACTGTTCTATTTCGCAACAGTATTGTTTCGTAATTACCCACCGACACCGATAAAGGATTGACCGAACATAACCGACACGCCCGCCCTTTTCCCCTTGCGTGTTAGGTAAGCCTCGTTATACACTCGCCCCGAAGGGGCGCACTCCGCGCTCATTCTGAAAGGATAAGAAATGTCACACACAATTACCGAATGTGAATACGCTTCAACCGAATATCACGACACCTGCCCCGAATGTGGCGAACTAACCGCCTGTGTCTGCCTTGCTTCCATAGTCTCAGAGTGGGAAATTAGCCCCACAGGTCAGACGGGCGCGTTTGCCTATCGTTACCAATACAAGGAAAAAGCGAGCGATTTGGTAGAGCGTTTCGGGTATGCCGAAACCTACCGCGAGGCTATGGACTCAATCGCTCATTCTGTAAATTGTGAGGGGAAGCGATGAAAAAGCAGAAATTAGAGAGAGTTCAATTTATCGCACGAAAAGGTGACGAGGCTTTTCAATTAGAAATAGTTGAGGGGCGATTTTATGAAATTGAGATTATTCGGGAATTAAACCGCCTTCTCAATGAGGGCTACACCTTAGAAAAGGCGGGGAAATAATGAAAGCGGAGATGAGCGCGGTAAATCTGATCCAATGCCTAGCGGGGGAGATGTTCTGTCACCCTGCCGATGTAGTTCAAGCAATACAGGAGGACGAGGAGGTTCGCGCCTTAGTTCGTAGATACGGCAAGGGCGAGGTTTCTTACGAGGAGGTGAGAAACGCGGTCAATGCTATCTGCTAATGCTTGCCTATCCTCGCAGGGTTAGTCTATCCTGCGGGGGTGGGGAGGTCTTAGACCTTCACACCAACAACAGATCGAAAGGATAAGAAATGACAACGAAAGAAACAACCTGCGAGGAACGCATTGACGCACACCTCAACGCACTAGAGGAAGATATCGCAGGCGTTATCGAAGGCTACTACAACGGCGAGGAGGACGGCTTCGAGGGTTGGAACAATTACCCTCTCGCGGTATCTACCCGTCAAGAAACGAAAATTGAACTATCGTGGGGCGGTCCAAGTGATTTCATCTCTGTAATACACGAAGGCTCAGAGGTTATCTCCGTCACCTATCATTTCCAAGATTGGTTTGACGGCGCGGTGCGCCAAGTAAATCAAGGCTCAAAGGTTTGGGAGTATGTCCGAACTGTTATTGAAGCCCGCGAGGAGTGTGGCTACTAATGTTTGAGGTGTCATTGAATTGGCTCAACGGATTAGGCCAGGTCATAACCTACGCCCTGATTATTGGTGGCGTGTTGTGGGTGCTGAGTAAGGTAGAAGTCAAGGATAAGGAGGGCAAGTAAATGGACAAATGTCGTTTTTGTGGGTTGCGTGGGTTGGTGTTATCCACCGCCAACGCTGACTATTCCTGCGAGCATTGTGGAGAGTGGCAGGAGGCTATTCTCGGAAGCGTGTGGGAAATTGTAGGCTACGAGAAAGAGGAGGCAAGCAAGTGAGCGCATTACAAGAATTAGATGAGGCTATGACTAGCCTCTGGTATCAAGCAGAAATCAGCGACCAAGCCAAGATGTATTGGAACGACCTGGTGGCAAAACTAAAGGAGGAGGAAAGCAAGTGAAGGTGGAAAACTTACGATTAGAACTAACGAATTACGAGAATGATGAGGAGATTATCGTTCTGTATTTCGACAAGGTGGCAGTAACAGATCACCTTGAGCAAGAAATAACGCCCGAACAATGGGCTAAAACTGTCGAGAAAGTGGAGGCTATTCCAATGGCAGAAATCCACGAAATCTTTGACACGATAACCGAACAGGCAGAGGAAGTTCTACGAGAGGAGAGGGCTAATGCCTAAGTATATTTTTTATGTAGAGAAGTCTTATGAGGTAGAAGCGCCCACGAAAGAGGAGGCTCTCGCTTTGATCAACTCAGAACGCGAATATAACTATCTCAAAGATGAGAATTGGCAAGTAAAGGAAATTGCTAATGTGTGATCTCTGTTTCGATTATGGCGTTCAGACAGTAAGCGTTAGGAAAAATACGAAGCAGGTAAAGGTCTGCTTCAAGTGCCTAGAGGAGGCTAATAAGTGAGCAACTACAACAAGAACGATGAGTGCGTGGGGTGTGGCGAACATATCTCCACCTATCACGGGAGAGGGTGCGTTTATGATCCCGATTATGAGAGCCAATGGGAGGCGTGTGGTGCGTGCGGTGAGTATGGCGTGCCAAGCGAACACAACTGTTCTGAGGAGGTAGTCAATGCCTAAGTGTGGAGTGTGCGGTTGGTCTTTCTCAGGGTGGGCTATGACGAAACACGCCGAAACGCCCTGCGGTGAGGAAGATAGCAAGGCAGAGGCTAGACCTTATGCGCCTGAAATAGATGACATCATAAAACAACTAGAGGAGGAGGAAAGTAATGGCAACAATTACTAAAGTTTGGTTTTGTATAGACTGTGATACACAACTAACAGAGAGCGAAACCCACATACACGAGTGCGTGGGAGATGACATTCCGTTTATGATAAAAGGAGAAGATAATGACTAAGGAATACAGAGAATACCCTGACGGAGGGGTTTATTGGGCAAGGATAAAGTTAGATCAACAGGCAGACGGCGTGCTATTCACCTCGCCTGTTGATAACGCAACGCACCTAGTCAAGGGCGCAACGCTAGAAGTGATCAAAGGTCAATGGTGGAATAGCGATTTCTATAGCGGGATACTTGACGCAATAGCAGAAATGGGAGGGTGTCGTTGGGTGCTTGGTTACACAACTGACTATGAATACTACGAAGGGGAAGGCGAGCATTACCTAGAAGTAATGGAGAACGGCAGACAAATGGAGGAAGCGTTATGAACAAGGAATACTATCAAGCAAAGGCAGACCTATGCCGTGACCTTGCGGTCAAGCAAATGGTCGAGGGAGATAGCAAGAGGGCAGGGGAGAACCTGATCCGTATGGTCAATGCCCTGAACGAACTAAACCTAATCAACTATAAGGAGGAGAAGGCAAGTGAAACTGACTAATTTCTACGAGGTAATGGATCGCAAGGGAGATATTGCGTGGGGAGGGGCGAGCGTAACCGATGCGGTCGAATGGTTTAGACGAGGCTTAGATAACTCTATATTCGTATCGGTATGGAACGAGGAAAATATTGAGGAGCCTGTCCTTGTCACCGACAAGATAGAGGTAACTGCCCTCGTGCTGGCTACGATTACGAGTGAGAGGTCACGATGATATTCTTGGCTACTATCTTTGTTTGTCTGATCGCTTACGCTATAATCTGTCTTGATGATTACCTCAATGAAAGACCGAGAAGGTTTCAATGAGCCTAGATAAACGAGAACGAATGGCGCGTAAGCGAGCAGTCTGGCTACGCAATTACCAACGAGCACGAGGGCGAGCGCTGACTCGCCTAGCACAACAATACCCCGACCAATTCAAGGAAATCTTGGAAGAAGAGAGGCTATCTGATGAGGCTAATGGAAAGGCGTGGTTGGATATTAGTGGCGCTACCGCTACTGACGCTGGTTTTTACCTATCTCCACCTAGATCAGGTGACACACCTCGACCCGAAGAAACCTACGCAAATCAGCAGAACAAAGGCAACAATGGAGGAGAAGCGTGAAAATAAAAGGATCGCAAAAGAATATGCGTGGGTTGCGTTTGGTTGGCGAGGAAGAGAATGGGAATGCCTTCTCGCTTTATGGACCAAAGAGAGCAGGTTTGATCACTACGCCCAGAACCCACGATCAAGCGCTTTCGGAATTGCTCAGTTGCTTGGAGAGAGAAGTCGAAGACCTGAACTCCAAGTATTGCGAGGCTTACGTTACATTGATCAACGTTATGGAACACCTTGTAAGGCTTACAAGTTTGCTCTTACCCACAAACACTACTAAGATAAAGGACTGCTGACCCGTTCCTTATCCTTTCGAGTCAGTAGTATAGAAGCCTCCGCCCTTGAAAGAGATAGCGGGGGCTTCATACTTTCTACTCATAAGCGTATGACAACTAGAGCAGGTGGGAGAGGACGCTTCGGCGTGGATAGATCTCTCGACTACATACTCAATACCACAGGTAGGGCAGGAGTATTCGTATTTCATCTAATCACCACGACCGCAGAGGGAAAGGGAGCGGAGTTCTTTTGATTACCAAACTTGAGGCGACCCTTGATAAATCTAACCTCGTGTTGGATACAATATGAGTGCCACCAATTCGTATCAGTTCGAGCAGGAACAAGGCAGACTACTACCCCCCCCTCTTGCGCTTCCAGATTTGCTTTCTTCATCCAATCACCGATAGTTCTTCCGTATGGAGGGTTGAGCCAGATAGGTTTATTACCAGCATCAATAGTCCAAAGACGTTGGAAAGCATCTCTGCGTATAAGTTGAGGATGATCTGGTCCATACCAATTATCAGGAACGAGGGTAGAGGAGGCCAGAGCAGCAGCGTCTAACCCGAAGTGAAACTCATCATTCAACTTATCAAAGAAACCTCTAGGCGTACTCCACGTATCATCGTTAGATGTCTTGAACGTATCAGTCTTGTAGAAACCTTCAGTCATACAACCAGTCTATCAACAGGAACGCGCCAGCCTTCAATAGAAGGATCGGCGAACTCATCATTCATATAATCATCAGCCTGAAACTTGCCATAGATTTCTACCAAAGAATAGTATTCATCATCGAGGACTTTGGCACCTACGATAGTGCGCCCCGCGTCTTTTTTCCAGAAGGGGATAGCGCTCTGCGTTCTGATAGTGCGAACCTCAAGGTCGCCCACGTCAGAGATGTTCTTGCGTGCCTTGTGTAAATCGTTGGGATACCAAGGCATATTCCAGCCGAGGTTGTAGTGGCGAGCGACTGCCCACTCAGCAACGTTGGCTCTGATGTTTGCGTTGATCTCTGGTTCTAACTTACCGAACTTTTTACCAGCAGCGTAGTTCGGTCTATCTTCTGAACCGAACTTGACTAGCCAACGTTCAACGGCGATGAGAGCACATACTCTCACCTCCGCTTGGGAAAGTTGTATGACTATTGCCAAGGTGAATCGCCTCCGATATTGTTTTGTAGTTTGCGTAGGGCTTGGGTACATTTACGATCAACAGTAGAGATAGCGCACTCTAAGTATTCAGAGATAAGTTGAAGAGTGAGGTTGTCGTGGTAGCGAAGGCGCAGAATATCTTGTTCATACTTCTCTAACTTCTCATAAGCCTTCTTGATATCTACCAGCATAGCCAGCAGGTTGCCACCTTCAGCAGGGGCGCTAGGTTTGCGAGGAGTTCCGTCATTGACAAGTATCTGACTCTGCTCTAACGCAGTGTCACTGATAACACTCTTGATTACAAAAGGTAAAAGTTGGGCGATAGTAACTGTGTCGTAGTATGCCTCATCATTGATTTGATATCCAGACTTAGTTGCCTTCTCTTTACGAGCGTAACGTTCTAAACATCTGCGTATCTGCCACGCTACCTTCTTCTCATTCCACTTACGCTGGACCTCATTCTCATCAGAGAGGACCTCGTTAAAGTGGTCAGCACGAGATAAGACAAAAGCCCACGCCTCTTGGAGGAGGTCACCGCGTTCGGTGTATGCCCGAAACCTGCGGTGAATGGTGGTCACCACAGAGGGAACGAGGTCATCGAGTATTGGATGTAGTTGATTTGTCATTGGCTCTCTTATTCATCTCATCTACGTATCGGTCAGCCTTATCACGTTTTTGTCTAGCAATTTCTTTTCGGCGTTGGTCTGCCTTGTACCACGAATACTTCTCAGTCATTGGATTCCCTTACAAATTCTTTAGGGACTGCGGCATACCAGTAAAATTCTTTGTATTCAAATGGCCTTTGGTAGTAATCCTCGCCGAATATCCACTCTGAATTACTATCCATATTCCATTCCGAATATTTTTCATAAATTTCATCTGGAACTTCTGCTCCATCTTTGCGAGAAATAATGTAGCGAGTATGGTCATATCCTTCTTTCAACTCCCATTGCCCATCCCAATCAGGAAAATGTTTGCTCTTTGTTCTATCAAATTCAAACTGCAATGTTTCTTTTATTGCCTCAATAAAGCCAGTGTTTTTCTCAACAACTGACTTGCTTACCTGTAGACCACCAGCAAACTCTATAAACTTCATATCAATCATCTGGTAACCCTTCTAACAATTTCTCTATGACCTCATCTGCAATCTTTATGAAGAATTGCCGATCATAAACCTCTAGAATATATTCAGTCATTGTCACCTCTGACAAGTTGAGCAGCAAGATAAAAAGTTTTAGCACGAACCGCTGTGTCATTGAAGTTGTACTCGTCGCTTATCATTGCGCGAGTAGCCTCTCGCTCTAAATTGTTGGCGAGTTGATTACGAGTAACTTTCACTATGTATTCATAGTATTCTATAGGAATAGAATTACCATCAGGAAGTGCGTATTGATTAGTCATTGGGTAGTTCAGGCCACTTCTTATCAAGCACCATAATTGCAATGGCGCTGTAGTTCAGTAGGTCTACGAAAGAGTCGCGGAGGGACTCGTTACTGGGAGAGACCTTGCTATCAAGGAGGTTATTGATGCGAGCCACTTTGTCCCACATTCGCACGCGGAGTCCGTTGAGTGGACCACCTGGACTGTGAGCGATGTTCTTCGGGCCGTAATCGTGATGCTTGCGGATGAGCAGATTTCCTGCTCCGTCAAGGATTCTCCAGACATCGGTGATGAACTCATCATTTACTTTCGTACTGGCATTGGTTGGCAGGTTATTGTCCCAGCCTTGTAATCTATCGAAACTATTATCATCCCCATATCCATCAATAATCTGGCTGCCTCTTGGAGATCTTTCTTCTTGCTCATTCATCTCGCTCCTCCTAATAGGGTTGATAGTTCTTCTGGTCCGTGTTGTAAATAAAACTCATTGATATCCATACCTAGCGGTAATTGTACTATCTGCGAGTTCACAACTTCACTCGCCACGCGCTTAGAAAACTCTGCTCCTGGATTAGTTCCATCCTCTTTTAGATCGTTGTCTCCGACAACATAGACGGTATCAAAGCCCGTCAATAACTTGGTGTAGTACGGCTTCCACGCCGCTACTCCTGGCACTCCCACTGCTGGGATACCTAACACTCCTGAGATAATCACAGTATCTAACTCACCTTCACAGACCACAATGTGGTGACTGTCTTGGGTTACATCAACCACATTATACAGGTGTAGTTTCTGCCCTGTTGGTTGTCCATACTTAGGCTTGCCATCATCTAATCTTCTAAACTTTACACTCGTTGCAATTCCAAGAGCGGTGATATAAGGAATGGATAGCCACCCTTCAAACTGCTCGTGACCAGGTGAAGGATCAATAACTGTTCCGAGCATAAAGGCTTGTGCTATATCCTTAGATACTCCACGTCCGTCTAGATAGGCCAGCGTTGCCTCGTCTATGCTTTGACTGTAACGTGTGACCGCTTCCAGTAACAATTTCGACTGCTCGTTTGACTGCATCTTTGAACTCCAGATTCTCCTTCTCCATCACAATAGCGACGGATGACCCACCCTTACCACAGGTATGACAGAAATATAAGTTGTCATACGTATTCATTACTGCACTACGCCTTGAGTCATCGTGGATACAACACTTGACACTGGCGCTCTTACCCTCTTTTACTTCCCCACCATAGTAGGAAACGATTACTGCTACGGGGATTGAGTCTGCATCTGCGGTACCTTTGATCCTCTTTTTACGTACCACCCTGGACCAGTCTTGTGCTGGCATCCGCAGTCTCCTTTACAGTACCCGTGTAACTCTTCTGACTTTTCATACTTACCTTGTGAGTTGAAGTCACCACCCACACTGCAGTCATCGCAGATCATTCTGCCTTCTTCTTTCTAGTTTTAGGTTTGATATCAAAAGTTTCTTCTGCAACTTCTTCTTTCTGTTCGACAATAGTTGGTTCCTCTGGAATTACTACCTCTGGTGTATTCCAAAGTTCACTACTTGTTATCTGTCCTTGTGGTACTGGCATTGCTTGTCCTTTCTACTAACCATTGGTCTAAGTCTTGGATTACCCAAGCCTTCTCTACTCCGTGTTGTCTACGTTTTACTATAACGAAGGCAGGAGGAGTCGCAACCATCCCCCGTGCCTTCGCATAGTTCTTTGCTTCTACCTGTGCTTCGTCCCAGAAGGCAGGAAGATTAAGTGATTTGCGATTCTTACATTCTAAAATATAGGTCTGACCTGCGATTATGGTAACGATATCGCCTTCGTCATTAGCGCCAGCCTTAGCCAAACGCTCGGCAAAGTGACCAAGTTTGCGTAGATACTTCATTACATCTGTCTCAAACTTAGATCCTTTAGCCTTGTTGTAACTACTCATCGTGTCACCTGTAAGTTGGAATGTAGATATGACCGTCCTTGTGCATCAGAGTCACCAATCTGACACGCCCCAAAGTTTGTAAATAGTGTTGCCCACCGTGAAGCATCAGCGTAGTGAGGTCCAAACCGATTCTTCACGGCAGCAACCCGAAGCATTCCTTGGGAGGGGTCATAACCAAGGGTCAGAATGATGGCAGGTAATTGACTTACCTTTCCGTGTATGGCACGACGAGGAGGGGGCATCGTGGGAGATCCATACTCACTCTGTTCTGATACGTGATGAAGCACTAGCACACAGGCTTCGGTCTTGCGTGCCATATCGTGTAACTCCATCATAATTGCACGTAGTCCAGCCCATTCATTATCTGTTTCGGCTGCTACATTCATTAGGTTATCTATCACTATAAGTTCTGGTGCGATTCCATACAGTTCGATATATGCCTTTATCTCCATCTCGATGTCATCGAGTGACGGACTGGAGTCAAAGACCCACTGTATGTTCTGCATCTTAGAAAGGTAATCCTGATAGTGACGTGGATTTTTATGTAAATTAGTTTCAACTGTCAGTTGTGAATGACCTGATAGATGAGCAGCAGTTCTAATCATCACCGTTGCGGTGTCAGTATCTGCTGAAAAGAAGAGCGTTGGTATGTTGGCCTTTATCGCATAGACCAGAGCAAACATAGACTTACCTGCGTTGGGTGCAGCAGCAACCATACAGACTTGTCCACGTCTGAACTTCACATTCACATCAGTAGAGTTGAGAGACTTCCATACATCGGGTAGGGGTGTAGCCTTGACGTTCGTGGATTGCCACGCACGTGAAAGTCTAAGCACTTCTCTCCTCCTTGACTACAATGTTTCGCTGTCTTCTTATTTGCTTGCGTTGGAACTCTGATAAACCACCCCAGATTCCGTAACGTTCGTAATGGATGCCCCATTCTGCACACTCAATTTGATGGATACACGAGTTACATATACTTCTAGCGTGTACGGCTTCTTGCGTTGATCCAAGTCCTGGTTCAGGGAACCAGAAGTCACCGCCTGATTGAGCGCAGAGAGGACTCTCGTACTCACGAGGTCCTCGCATTGGGTCATCGAACCCAGATAGCGTCGCACTTGTCTGGCGCACCCTTTGGTGCAGCGCACATCCAAGCCTTCCAAGGACCCTTGGCTCCATTGCCAGTACGGAACTGCATCTGTCCGTGCTTACATTCTGGAGTCTGTCCTTCAACTACTTGTGGTTTTGCTGGTGGGTTTGCCCTGTCATCTAATCTATTGAATCCACCAGATGATACGGGCGCAGCAGGTCTAACGCCTGAGAAAGATTGGCTAACGCTTCCAATAAGGGCGGAAAAGTCTTGCGCTGCGGTCAGCAGTGCTTCTAGTTCCTCCTTGTTTGCAGCGTAGAGATTGATAAGAGTTCCATCAGGTGATTTGAAATTCACTTGGAACTTGGTTGATTCATTTGCAGCCACTATTTACCTCCAGTATGTTTGATTGAAAGTCGTAGACTTTCCTTACCTTCTAATGTTGGAACAAAGCCTAGAAGTTCTTGGACCAGTTCCTTATTTACTTGTTTGGCACCAGCCACAGAAGACCAACGAACCTCTACTCCTGTGTCAGTGACACCGACAACACCAGCAAGTTCTTCTTTCAAAGACTCTTTCTGATTTGTCAATTCTTTTATTTGGCTATCCAGTTGGAGATAGGTCAGTGCTTTGTCAGCAGCAGATCTATCTTCTATCAACGGTAATTCAGTTTTTGTACGTTCTTTTTTTAGACCAACGCATCCCATCTCACCTGATGCGTCGTAGTATTTACAATAGAACTTACAGTAACTCTCGTCCTTCTCTGGCTCTGGTGGAGTCTGTGACTCTTTGATACCAGCCAACCAAGATAAGGCTTCAAGCGCGATGGAAGTATCGTACTTCTCTGAGTGGACCTTTACATCGCGCTCGTCACCGTCTCGTGGTATTGCCACAAGATGCACATTGTGGACCTTCCCCAATCCACTTTGTTCTATTAGGTATCCGTAAGTATGTACCTGCCAGCGTTGCTGGAGGCTTGGAAAATAGGTCAGGTTCTTCACCTTTACTGTCTTCCAATCAACTACATCTCCAGTTCCTGGGATGTAGAGATCTACGTGTGCTTTCATACCGTTATGTTCAACGGTCTGCTCAATCAAAACTTCTTTGTTATCTGCCAATGCTTTCTCAATAGCAGTATGGATGGCTGTTCCCATAATGGCAGCCAACTTCAACTCATTCTCATTAGTCTCAGGCTGGTTGTTAAGTTTGTACCAGACCTTACGACGGCAGCCACCTAACTCTGATGGACCTATCTGCACCTGAGTAGAACGTGGTCGTTTATTCTCGCGCTCGTGTAGAGCCTTGATAAGTAACTCTTTTGGGTCTAGTGCCACCGTATGTTTTCCCATCGTGTAATTGTAATGTTTAAGAATAACAAATCTATCTGACAAATTCTAGCCATTATCACAAATAGCGTTGATTCATATTCGTGGTAGTAGTTGATACCTAAACCCCAGTTTTGCAGGCTATTAGGATTGAGATAAATACTCCACTGTGACCAGTTCTTCTTCACGATAACTCCCTCATCTGAGTTACCAACTGTATGGGTGGACAAGTATTCACGTCAAGCATTGAAGCAATTTGAACGGACTTCTCGGCGTGTTGCTCTACATTACCAATAGTGAGACGACCCAGACGATCATAAAGATAACCAAGAGCATAAGCGCCGCCACTACCGATTCCATAAATCTTGTGATCAGATTTGATGAAAGATAAGTCCGTCGCGATATGGAATACATTCCCATCAAACGCGACAATGTAGTCGAATCCTGAGTCTTTATCTTTCGACGCTTCATAGGGGTCATATCCATTCTCTTTGAACGCCGTGAGTATCGACGGCATAACTTTCTTACCCATCCACTGTATGGGATCTGCACCTTTGTATGCAGGTGGAGTCCAGTTGTAGGCAAGGATATCTCCTGGCCTAGCATCACCGACAAGACCTAGTAGATACTTACCGACGTGAATAATCTTAGGCGTGGCAGTGCTAATAGTTCGTAGGCTATCCTCAGTAATCTGGGAATCTGCTGCTAGAACTGCTCTATCTTCTAGTTCTATCGCTACTAATGTCGTCACTGGATAATGGTAATGGATATATACGGCGTGTCGCCCCTGCGACACACTGATGGATGATTACAATATGAGCCGAAGGCGAATAAACGGCACCTGTCGGTGCCGAGGCCGAAGGCCGAGAGGCGACCGACCTCAAGGAGGGAGCCGTGCAGAGAATGTGGTTCCGTCTACTTCGGCTGCTGAAATATAAAGACAGCCTACCACCTATCATTGCTGCTGATCTACGTACTCTTGGTCCAACCCACGCTTGTACTTGTGGTTGTACAGTCTTTTCTATCTTTGCACAGTTCGATGACTACGAGATTGCGTGGTGGGCATTGGATGGTCAATGTGCTAACTGTGGAAACCTAGTCAAAGTTCCCTGCCCTATCGATAAAGAGGCATAAAAAAATAAGCCCCCATCCCGTTAGGGACAGGGGCCTTTTGCCTCGCGCTATCTACAAACTACTCTGCTCCGCGACCAAATTCTTTAGCCGATGGATCGAGCCACTTCAGTACTGGTCCAAGGAATCCAGCAAGTGCTGCTGCTCCAAGGGTTTTTACATCAGTTTCTCCTGCTAGGTAAAGTGCAATAGCAGCAGAGGCTGCAGCACGAAACCACGTCAGCGATATTTGCTTGAGTGTTTCCATTAGTTGCCTTTCGTTCGTTTATTGTGAACCTTACAGCAGGTGCAAGTTGGTGCTAAATTTGGTACCGAATTTGGTATCCAAATGCCACCTTTTGCCACCTTCTTTTTTGCTTGGGGCTGCAGGGCAGCCTTGAGTTGGTTCACAACTGTAGGTTGATTCATCCACCAAAACCAAGGGCTAGTGTCATTAGCGCTATCAGCGTTGATAGAAATATGAAGATGCTTAGAGTGAGGGTTACTACCACTGTAAGGCCTATTGCCAGACTTAGCCTTGAGGCGTGACCAAATTTTCTTATTGAAGATGAGGTAAGCAACCCTTTCATCTTCCTTGAGTTTTTCAAATATCTCGGCACAGTCAATACCTGCCTTTGGATCGTGGGTCAGGTCTACCGCTAGTCCCGTGTTGTGATCTGAGTTAGGGCTTGCCTTGATGTGAGCCTTGCTTGGTAGGAGTCCATCCGATAACTTGCTCCGCTTGGGTACAAGCGCAGTTGCCTGCCGTAGAACGGCAATAGCAGCAGGTGTTGCACGTTTTGCAACAGGTTTCACGGGTCATCTCCTCAGTGCTTCTTTGACTAGTTCAGTAAGCAAATCTACTTTTTCTTCTAGAGCGTTCACCTTATCCTTCATAGAACTACCGCCATTAGGCTTGAGTTCATACAAGAAGGACTTGACTATCCAACGTAGTCCCATAAACAAAGTTGAGGCTATTCCAAGTATTGTGGCAATAAGCATTGCCCAATCTGCTACTGTCATTATACGCTCCTGATTGTCACTACAAGAGTCCCACCAAAGCCAGTGAATCTCTTATCTTGCGGTGTGCGGTTGATAAAATCCATCTCTTCAATCAGGCCAATATAGGATTCACCTGTACGGAAGTCCTCTATTCGGATGGTATCGCCTGCATTTTCTACTGCTTCAAGTTGTTGCATACGGTCCCAAGCAGAACCTTCATAACCTACTTCCACTCCGAACTTATCGCTCTCGTGGTCATAGCAGAATAGCGGATACTGAATCAAGCGCTGACGTGGTACGGCAGGTAGAGACTTGAGTTGGTAGCCAGTAAAGAGTGGACCAGCAGCGTTAGATGTTGTCGATCTGGTCAGTACAAACTTGAATCCTAGATACTCCTGTGCTCCGACAGGATATGGAATACCGATTTCCTGGACAGTAGATTCTTGTGCAAATGAACCAACAGAGTATTCAGTCTCATCATAGGCAATCGAATAGATATTCAATCCACCATTGGTGGTATCAATACGTGGGGTAAGCAGTTTGAATATCTTACCTTCCAAGGTGTTGTAGCGTACAAAGCCTGTACGTAACTCTCCTTGGTATACAAAGTCAGTGTCAGACTCTATGTAGACAGAGCCATCAGTAGCGTCATAATTAGTTGTAAAGGCCAATCTATCGGTGCCATTGAGGAAGGCGCAGGCAGTGGTATAACGGCCTGTAATACGGCTTCCAGCCGTCTCTGGGAAGTAGTAGGTGTCCCAAGCATAAGGAAATACTAGAGGAGCAATCTGTGTGCCAAGGTCTACACGGGTAGTTCCAGGAGCGCCATCAACATTAGTAGCACACCAAACATAACGGTCACGGGCTGCAAAGTCATAAACAGGTTGCTCTGATTCAAAGACCAATGGGCCATAGGCTAGTGAGCCATCATCAGATACTGCCGCTACGCGTAAGCCTTTATCAGTTCCAATGAGCATATAGCCAAGATAGTAATAAATTCTAAAGATGCGCTCACCGCTAGGCATTTCAGCAGCAGTAATAGCACTGGTCAAAGTAGGCATTGTCCCATTAGATGCCAAGGTGAACTTCTGGATATTGGACTGAGATCCGCTATAGCCAGTTACATAGATAGCAGCACCGCTTGATGTGATGCTGGTATAGGTAAAGTCATCTACTGGGTGGGTATAGACGGCAGTAGGCAAAGCAGATGCAGTCGTAGAAATCTCAAATACTTTGTTGTTGATACAGGCAACGATACGTTCCTTGGTGAACTCCATTACCGCATCACTAACCACAATCGATGTGGTCTTGAACATTTCAGTAGCAGATACAGTTGCATCATCAGTCAGCAACTTCTTATACATAGCGGTCTTATCAGTACCAGCATCATCAATCAGGGCTATCCAGTAGGCATAGACTCCATCATCGCAATAGGCGTAAACCTTGTAAGCACCAGATGCAGCATAGTCTTGGAAATGGGTAACACTGCTACTAGCAGTACCTGTAGCAGCAGTGGATGTTACGTTAGATGCAGTCTTGGCATAAGAGAATGTAGTAGTCGAACCGATTGCAGTAATGGTGTAGGTACCATTGAATGTGGCATCTACTCCAGATACCACCACGCTCATACCAGTTGAGAAGCCGTGAGCAGCGCTGGTTGTTAGTGTGGCTACGTTAGAGGTCAGAGCCTTATTAGTAACGCTTGACGTTATGGTTGCATAAATCTTGTCAATGTCATAGCCATCAAGCATCAAGCAACCGTTGTAATCATTACTGTTCTTGGTCCACTTGATAGAACGCAGGAACTGTCCTGGTCTGTCATTTGATTGGATAGCAGTTTCAGTAACGTGAGTAGGTTCAGCATCATAGATAAGACTGACCTGACCCTTAGTCCAGACATCTAAACCTTTGGATTCTGTGTATTGGAAGCGTAACGATTCATCTTGAGCAGGCTCAAAGTACTTGATGCCTTGACCTAGATGGAATGATGACTGAGATCTGAACCACCAACCAGTCAGGGATTGCTCGCCTGCTTCTCTGGTCTGGTCATACTGTTGCTTGCGGTACTGAGCCGTGACGCGACGATAGGGTGAATCATCGCTGGCTGCCAAAAAGAATGGCAAGCCGTTGATGGCTATATCGTAGGAAACTCCTGTGGCTTGAAAGTTAGTCGAGCCAGCAGGGTTAGACAGGGTATAGGGAATACCCTCGGTAATATCGTCACCGTAGGACAACGGTTACTCCTTACTTAGAAAGGGCTGCGATCTCTTCTGCGGTCAATCCGAGTGCTGCTAGTTTGGCTTCGGCTGTAGCCTTGGCTGCTGCCTTTGCTTCTTCTGCTGCGATGCGTTCTGCTTCTGCTACAGCGAAGGCTACTGCATCTGCTTCACGCTGTGCGATTTCTTCAGTGGTAAGTTCCACCTCTGTGGTAATTCCTGTTGAGCAATCTACTACGAGTTTATGTGTCATTGTTTTCCTTTCGTTAGGAGTTTTTTATGCCGTATAAGGTGGCGGTGGAGTATTGCATCCAACTAAAACCACCAGATGGTGTGAGAACTATAGATGTGATTGCGGATGTTCCTGTCCATCTACCTGCTACTAAAGGCGAAAGAGCAGCAGTAGCATTATTTTCTGTCACAGAATCTTCGCTAGTAGATTTTTGATTTGAAGAAGTATAGTTGGGGATATAAAGCGAAGCATTGCTAAAAGTATTTGCTGTAGTTCCATTTGAATTAGGTCTTACGGCACCCAATGATGTTGCCGCAACGCTTTCACCTGAACCTGCTGCACTTCCAGTGCCATAAACCTCTTTTGCGTAGTAATTGCTTCCTGAATCCCCATTGAAACGAAGGGTTGCAGCACCCCAATTACTTGAGGTATCTGTTGAGCGAAGTGAAGTAAGTAATACTAGGTCTGTATATGTTCCAGGTATGCTAGAGAAAGTAATATTGCTCGCCCCACCGCTACCAACAGTCACAGTCGCTATTGCTGTATATGTATTTGCCATTATGCCTTCACCTTCTTTGCCAGCAGTTCAGGAGCGTAGCGCTCAAGAATCTCTTTCGCATATTTCACTTTATCCTCCACTCTCTGACCAGCAGGTTGAGCCTTTGACCATAGTTCTAGATTACTTAAACGATTGTCTTTTCTATTACCGTTCTTGTGATGTACTGATTCTTCAGCAGACAGCCATCTACCAAGATGTTCTGCCATCACGAGGCGATGTTCATACACATTGCCACTTTTATTAGCCATCGGATGATTAGGTAGATGTAACGCTATGTATCCACCTTTATCGGAAACATAACCTATGGCTTGTACTGATTCAGGATGGTCGTATAGCGCTACTCTGCGGTAATGCATTCTGCACATACCTTTGGCTGTATGCGCCTTCTTGCATTTGCCTATAGTGCAATGTTTGTACTTACTAAAGTTTCCTCTAGGTAATACTTTGGCGATGTCGCCGTGAACTCTTAAGCGCTTGGCGTGCATAGCGCAGAGTCCTCTTTCCTTGCGAGACTTCTCGCATCCTTTTACCCCACAAGGGTAATGATTCTTATATGGCATAGGGAAAGTATATTACGCGGATGCCTTGATGCCGTAGAGAGTTGCAGTAAATCCCGATGCAAAAGTTCCTGCATTTGGCATTATCTTAATGGTATTTATTGCACTAGTAGAACGCCATAAATTCACCAGAGTTTCAACACCAGAATATGTTGCATCTCCAGGCTCAACCCTGCTGTTAGCAAGGATTGTTTTGTATGTCGTGGTGTTTGAATAATTCATAAAGTGCATCTGTGACATTCCTGCTTGGCTAGTAGTAATTGACGTGTACCAATTTGACCTACCAGTAGTAGTTGTATCTAATCTATTACTGAATGGGGTTGCGGAATATGCGCGGGCACCCATTGTGGTATAAGAATAATTTGAGCCAGTATCTACCGAACCATTACCTACTTGAAAGTTGACGCTCTCAGTACCACTAGACAATTTTGCATTAGAAAATATCAAAACCAAATCAGTATAACTACCACTAATGCTTGAGAATGTCACACTGCTCTGTGCGCTACCTAGCGTTGTCGTTGCTATCGGCTCGTATGTTGCTCCTGCTGCCATTACGCACCTGCCTTTGTAAAGTTAGTTGTCATTATGCACTCTTGATTCCATATAGGGCAAAGTGGGAGTATTGTGCCCAGTTTCCATTATTGCCAAATATCTTTATACTTGTAATAGCGTTTGTGCTAAGCCATAAACCAGAACTATAGGTGAGTGCTCCGCTCCCATTTTTATCTAAACCATTTAGATTTCTAACTGTTTTATATTTATTTGTATTTGCATAATCTAAAATGTCAAATACACCAGCGGAAAATATGCTTGCTGATGTTTGTGCGGTAGAAACTTCACCGATAACAATTTGTCCCTGAACACCCGCTGCAAGAGCACCAGCAGTAACGGTGGAACCATCTCCAAGAATCCAGTGATAAGATACGTAATTTGCAGCAGTTGTATCACTATTGAATTGTATTGAAAAGTTATCCCCGCTGGCGTTTCTTGTATCCCTTGCTAATAATCTCACTTGTAAATGAGAATATGTTGCAGGAATAGATGTAAATTCTGCACTTGTAGCACCACCACTACCAACAGTTACAGTAGCAATAGACTCAAAAGAAGTACTAGCGACATTGGTTGCTGAAGCAAAGATGCCAAGAGATATAGGTGTCACGCTGACAAGTCTCCTATCAGAACCCAAGTGTTGGTGTCACGCTTGACGATAGTCGCAGCAGACCACTGTGCTCTTAGTTTCAACCCTGGAGTTCCATTGACTGTTACTGTTGCAGCACCTGCCACAGTCACCTGACCTGCGCCAGTCTGTAAGATGTTGACCTGTGATCCGATAGGAAATGCGGTAGTCGCATTTGTCGGTACAGTCAGAGTAATGGCTGAAGCGTTGTTGAGTTCAACCATAGTGTTATTTGAATCTGTCAATGCAATGGTATAGGTAGTTCCAGTCTGAGCATTAGTTGTATATGCCGTAGATGGACTTACTGTTCCACCAATAATTGCTACGCTCATCAGTTACCTTCCGATCCGAACGCTGAGAACGATGTATTTCCTGTCGTTGAATAGACTGTGATGACATCTGTGTTAGCCAGCGTGATACCGCCTTGGATGCTAAATACAGCACCTGCTGCTAGTGGTACGCCATAGGCGATGTAGTGCTGGTTAGCCAAGGTTGCACCTGCTGGACGGACTGCAACGCGGATTGTGTCCTGAGTAGAGCCAATGTTTGAAGCATTGAGTGTAGATACAATCGTTGCACTACCTGCAGTGAGAAGGGTTGTGGCAGTAGCAGCAGTAGGTGCGCTCTGCGCTAGTACTTTATATGTAGGCATTAGGCGCTCAAGTCTCCAATCAGTGTCCAAGAATCAGTGCCAGTCTTGACTAAGGCTGCCGCTGAATACTGTGTCCGTAACTTTGTTCCAGTTCCTGTAACTGTCACACCTGCTGCTCCAGCCACTGTTACCTGTCCTGCTCCGATTTGCTGGATGTTGATTACTGCGCCAGTGGCGAATGCAACAGATGAGTTCAGCGGCACAGTCAGTGTTATGGCAGCAGCATTGCTCAAGGTAACAAGGCGACCATTATCGGTTAGTACCAAGGTGTATGTCGTACCAGTCTGGGCGTTGAGAGTTAGATTTTGTCTAGCATCATTGATGGTAGGCGTATTGAGAGTTGGACTGGTTAGTGTCTTATTAGTCAACGTATCTGTTGTTGCTTTACCTACCAAGGTATCTGTCGCTGCAGGCAGGGTAAGTGTGGTTGTACCTGCTACTGCTGTTGCTTGGACTGTGGTAGTACCAGAAGTAGAACCAGCAAATCCTACGTTTGTTACAGGCGATATTGATGCTTTGAAAGCATTGAGATCATCGCTAGTAAGTACGTGCTTGATTGTTGCACCTGCTGAGTGTTGCACACCAGAGGTTCCAGCACGTGCTCTAGTGATTGTGAATGTATCACTTGATGATGCTGTAATAAATACAATTTCTTCAGATGTGGTATCTGGGTCAAGAGCAACAGTGAACTGGTCTACGTTACCTGCTGCGAGTGTGACTCCACCAAGTAAGGCAGAGCCAGTTCCTGCTGCCACAGTCATTGTGGTGGCGCTAGACGATATTGTTGAGGCAAGCGTCGTCTCAACGCTAATCGACGAGTATTGTCTGGTCACGGGCCTTCCTTACTTTGTGTAGTGGATTCTGATGGGATACTTGTCTTGCAGTTTCAACGCTTCCTCCTGTAGTCGCTGTTGATACAATGCAAAGACATAACGAGAAGCAGATGCACCAGAGTTGTATGGGTTCTTGGTGTCATTGAGATCAGCCTCAGCACTGGATAGATTTATACGTCCAGCGTCAAGGAAAGACAGAAGTTTGTAGCAAGCGCCAAGGATAGTAACGTCAGCAGTGCTGCCAGGAAGACCAGAAACATCTTCATAATCGTCGGTGCCAGCATCAAGGGTATTGGGCGTG